TAGCGATTACCAAGCGCCTTGCGCCGAGCGTCACCATCACCGAATCTACCGGCAATAACCTCGTCTGCAAGCTGATTATCAGACTTGCCAGCGAGCGGGTCAACCGGTGCAGGTGCCGGAGCCGGAGCCGGAGTGCCGGAAGCACCAGCATACTTATGCCATGCGTTCGCATCACCATAGAACTTGTCCAAGTCGAGATTACCGCCCCAGCCGGGAAGCCGTCCAGTGCTTGAATATTGCCGGATAGCACACGCATACTTGTCCTCGTTCCAAGGCTTATCCTGATAGCCGGTCGTGTTCATGTTGGCATATTGGGCGCACCAGACAGCACAATTGTATTTCTTCGCCACAGCAGCGACTTGTGCATAGACTGAAGCCTGAGCGTAAATCATTGGTCGAACGCCAGTACGTTCAATCACACGATTTACCAGCGTGTCAAGATACGCATAATTTCCCCACGCCTTGTTAGAGCCTGATTCCCAGTCAATTGCAAGAACGCCTTTGCCGATATAGCCTTGAATATTCTTCACGTAATAATCGGCTTCCGCCTGAGCGCCTGAACCGTCCACATAGTGATACGTTCCCCAGCACTTACCAAGCTTAATGCACTGCTGGATTACACGGTCACAATCAGGATTCACATAATTAGTGCCTTGGGTCGCCTTCGCGATAACGAAGTCCGCTGGAACCTTCGTAAAATCAATACCGGCTTGCCAAGAAGCCACGTCAACACCTTGAAGCGCCATTTTAATTCCTCCTATTAAGCGTTCTTAATATAGAACAAATTACCAAGAGAAGTGAAAGAATTACCGTTAGAATCAGTAACAACCGTTTTCGCATTATGACACACTCTGTTGGCTGAAATGTAGAACGGCTTGAGGATTTGCGCGTCTTTGTCAATGAGCGGAGTAAGAAGAACCTCGCTGGTATCAAACGCCGTTTTGACTGCACCTCCAGTGACATTGTACAATTGACTGAATTTATCACCGTAGGCAGGTAGCTCGGATAATACACCATCGGCAATAATGACGGATACGTATTCGAATGGGTATTGCGTCATCGTATTAGTCGCTTCGATGCCGGGGTAAATATACAGCGTTCTTCTCGCATCGTCTTTTACCGCGAAATACTTGTCAGCGCTAGCGAAAGAATCGACTTTGAAAGAGTTGATGCCGTATATCCCGGAAGCTGAGGAAAAAGTAGTCAATTCGGGATTAGTCGCATCTGTAAATCCAGCGTCGTGCAACAAGGCAAGAATCGCATTTTGTGGACTGCCTGATGTATTTTTCTCAAAGAATTCGATGCTCATAATAATCCTCCTTATTTCGCTTCATGTACTGAATAATATTCTACCGTCCCATGTGCTTTCGGGGCACCGGCAATCGTGTACCCCTTATCACCGAAAGGGAGAACAAAATCCAATACGACATCCTTCTTTGTCCCAGAATTGATGATTTGTGCTTTCGTCACACTATCAGTGAGAATCGTCTTCCCAACTGATACGGTACAGCCGCCAGTACCGATTTTATCCACACCGATATACTTGCCGCCGCGAGCATACCACGTAGCATTAAGCGCAATCTCATACAGCGCATCCACGCGAGCCACTGCACCAATCGCAAACTGCAAGTAAGACGATTCCTCACCATCATCTTTCTGCACCAGCGAATACGTAATCTTATTAGCGTCAGGCGATGAATCACCTGATACCAACTCATAAATGTTGTCTTGACTGATGACGTAAGTGTACGTAGCAAACGCGAAATCATCCTCAGACGGGCAATACTCAATCGGGATTTCACACAATCGATACGGATTATTTGTCGTGCTCTTCGGCTGGAAAGTGCCGTTAATCCAGCAATGCACAAGCGCTGTAATCGGGTCATATGTTACCCGCACAATAATGCTGTTAATAACACCATTATTGATTTCCACATTACCCGAATAAACTACGATTGGCTTACTTGAAGCACCGATAAGAGCGCTGATATCATCTACCTCTCTGGTAAGTGTGTCGGAAAGCTCGTTAAATTTCCTGTCAATCGTGTTGGTGTATTGGTCGTAGAGCGTCCTGTCATCAGCTGATACGGCTGAATCCCTACGCATGGTAGCAGCTTCGACCTCAATCATGAAATTCTGCGTCCCGATCGGATTGCCTGCCGCGTCGAAAAGCACCAGCTCAGCCGCGTGTTTCCCGGCGCTCTTGGTCATCTCCTGAGTAACAGTGAAGCTGACCTTGCTATCATCGGTCACAGTGCAAGACTGCGAGAATTCAACGCCATCGGAGCGAGTACCGTCCACGCGAGCCAGACAGCCGCTAATATCCGCTAAATCCCAGCCGTCGAAAACCGTGAAGACAATCTTGCGCGAGCCAGTGTCGAATTGTGAGCATTTGACTACCGGGAAAGCGCCTGTAGCCTTCAAATCAATATCATATTCCTGTGTTATTACAGCCATAATAATCCTCCTAAATCCACCGCGAATAGTATTCGATGGTGAGGGACTTTACAGCCCCACTCCATTGTATCGTGTGCTTGCCGGGAGCCAGCGCGAGCCGCGCATAATCACCGGTAATATGCCGGTTCATCAACGCGCCTTCCGGTGTGTAGGCTTCCAGCTTGTCCACGCTGATAGCCATCTCCCAATCACCGGCATTGTTAATCTGCACCACCTGCGAGCCGTCAAGAGACAAGCTCACACTGTTGGAACCCTTGATGAGATACATCGGTGCCGCCATCGTATTGCCTTCGTTCGTCACGACAGCCTGTTTCGCGCTACCGTCGAAAGTCTTCGGCAGATGCACACGCGAGCGCTTATACGGTTGCACGTGCAGTTTCACGTCAGCCGTCCTGTACCGTACAAGCCGCTCGAAGTCGATGCTTTCAAGCTGAACAAAATCGTACTCTTTATCAGGCTCATTCGAGAATGTAATATAGCCTTCGTCTGCGAAAAATTCGATGACTTTATCGATATCGAAATTTCCGTGCAAGCCGATACTTACAGTCTTATCGTAAGCCTGATAACCAAGCGTGGTGATGATATCCCCGTCACGCCCGTCGATTTCCTCGCTTGCAAACCGCATCTTAGGTTTGGTAATCGGCGGAAGTGACGTGATAATCAAGCCGTCCACACCATACGAAGGCATGTCGTTAATCAGTACCCAAGGACGCTGATAGCCGAATCCTTTCATGTCTCAATCCTCCTTATCCATAGATGGCGGCTGTAACAGTCTTCTTGACAAAACGTCCCGCCACCTCGTCGTCCAACACCACGCGCACATTCTGCAATGCGTCCACGATAGCGTCCACGATATTAGACTGCGAACCGTAACCATAGCCATTAGAAGATTGCTGCGCCGCCGAAACAGTGCCCAGATTATAGGATTGCGCGAAAGCATCAGGGGACGGCATCGCGTCCTGCATCTGCTTCGAAACCGCACCCATCTCGTCCTCGAAGCCCACGCCGATACCCTCAGCGAGGAACTTTCCGACCTCATCACGCATGACACGCGAAGGCGAATGAATACCAAAGAACCCCTTGATATCCTTCATGATTCCGCTTACCCAGCCGCTGAGCTTGTCACGAAGCCAGCCAACGGAATCCTTGAGACCCTGCCACAAGCCCTTCACGATGTTTTTGCCGATGTCAAGGACTCTGCCGGGAGCCTCCTTCAGCGCTTTGATAATCTCGCTCACAATCTTTTTGGCACCATTGATGACATTGCCGACACCATTCAAGATGCCGTCAGCCAGCTTTATCATCATCTTGTGACCTGTGCTCAGGATTTCCGGCAAATGCGCCGAAAAAGTGTTCACAATCTTGACGATGATACCGGGGAGCATCGCAATCAGCTGAGGGATAGCCTCAGTCAAACCCTCAATCAAAGCAATAAGAATCTGAATACCAGCCTCAATAATCAACGGCAAATTATCGAGCAGCACATTGGTGATTTGCATGACGATGCCGGGGAGCATCTGGATGAGCTGCGGCAAGGCTTCCATCAGCCCATTGGTCAAGGCGAGCAGCAACTGCACGCCAGCTTGAATAAGCTCAGGAAGATTCGTCAGGAGAGTCTGCACAGTCTGCTGGATAATCGTCGGCAGCATGTCGATAAGCTGAGGCAACGCCTCCGTAATCCCCTGCACAAGACTGATGAGAATCTGCATGCCAGCCTGCACAATCTGCGGCAGATTAGCGATAATCAGATTGCCGATAGTCGCCAGAATCTGATTGAAAGCATCCATCAACTGTGGCATAGCCGTGACCAAAGACTGGACAAGACTCGTAATCGCAGTCGAAAGCGTCGGCAGCAGCTCACTCACCTTATCCGGCAGCTTAGCCAGAATCTCCGGAAGAACACTCTGCACAAGATTGCTCACAAGATTCGCAATACCGGTAATCGAATTGCCGACCACAGGAAGCAGATTCTTCGCAGCAAAACCGACAGAAGACACAAGATTATTGATTGCATCACCCATGCCATCCCCGCTGCCAATGGCAGTCAACACGTTCTGCCACGACGCTTTGACCATATTCATGGAGCCTTCGATGGTCGTCGCCCCCTCCTTGAACGTCGTGCCAGCGATATTCATCTTCTTCTGCATGACACTGATTGCATTGACCAGATTGCCAAAGCTCAGGTCATTGGCTTTTACTGTGACTCCAAGCTCCTTCTGGACATCAGTGAGCTTCGAGGATTCCTCAACGAGACGCTTGGCTTCCTCCTTCGTTCCTCCAAACCCGAGCTTCAAATTGTCCAACATAGCATAATTACCGCGAGCCAAGCTCTGGTAGGTCTGGACAATCGACTCAATGTCCGTGCCCATCTTGTTCGCGTTATCCGACATATCAATTACCGCACGATTTGCGACTTTGGCAGCTTCAGCAGTATCACCGCCAAGCGAGCTGATAAGCGAAGCCGAGAAAGATGTCACGGTATTCATATAATCGTTGGCTGACATTCCGGCAGTCTTCCAAGCCTCGTTCGCGTATGCGACGACCTGATTCTGCGTGGATGTCAGCTTGTCGAATTCGCCGCGAGCAGCATCGACGGATTTGCCGACACGAGCAGCATACTCCTCCAGTGAGTCTCCGCCAGTGCCGAAGAGTGTCTGCACACCACCGACAGCCTGCTCGTAGGTCGAGTACGCTTCGACAGACTGCTTCGTCAAATCGACAAAGGCACTGCCCAGTCTCTGCAAGCCGGAGACTGCCGCTTGGACGGCGGAAGTCGCAAGATTCGCCAAAACGTTTTTGAAAACAGTGTACCCGCCGCCAGCGTCTGCCGCTTTCTTGCCGCTCTCCTGCGCTTCATTCCCCAGCTCATTCGCTGATTTGCCAGCCTTATCCATATCAGGCGATAGGCTTTTAATCTCGCTATCCGTCTTGTTGATGGCTGCCTGAGCATTATTCATCTGCGTGCGGAGCTTGCTCATTTGCGTCTCATTGTAATTGAGAGCCGCTGATGACTTATCCACATCATGTGCAAGATTTGCAACGACCTTAGCCTGCGCCTGATACTCCGGGCTAGTCTTGCCGAGCGTCGCTTCAATCTGAGACAGCTTCTGCTTCTCCGCCTCATATGACGCGACAAGCGCTTTATGCTTGTCATTATTGGCTGTATACTGCGCGCTCATAGCGCGGTACTGTGCATTAAGAGTGCTCAGCTGCTCTTTCTGCACAGCCATCTTATGATTCAGCACTTCAGTTCGCGCCGTCAACGCCGCCTGCGAATTATCACTCTTCGCATACTGCGAGCTGACCACCTTCATCTCAGAGCCGACCTCTCGCAGATTCTGCGAGATACGGGTCAACGCCTGACGATACTCAGACTCCCCTGTGAGCTTAACCGCCCCGCCGAACCCAGCCATCTATATCACCCTCCTAGAACCATTCCTCTTCTTGCTCTTGCTTGCGCCGCGCGGCTTCATACGTCGTGTTATTCGCTCTCAGCATCGTCTCCATGTCGAAAACGTTTTGATATGCCTGATAGCGGCTCATGAAGTCCTTGAGCGTCAACCGCATCACCTCACGGTCAGACGATAAGCCCAGCCGTGCCCGACCAACGAAAAGAATCCACGCAAAATCGATTGCCGGGTCAACGTCAAAAATAACGTCATCGTCGTGGATTACTCGTTTTTTGAGCCGTCCTCAGTAGAGCTGACTACAATCTCCTGCATTTGCGCAGTGATAGCGTCCATGCCGACAGCACCAATCAGTCGCCCGACCTGCTTCAATGTCAACGGCTTAATATCCGTGTTATTGTCCTCGTTATCGATATCAATGCCTTCATTGAGCATCGCCGCGAACCCGAAGATTACCGCTTTCGCGTT